CTGATGTTGTTGGCTTTATGACTGAGGTAGGAAAACTGTTGCAACCTGACAGCATGACCACAGGAAAAGGTTCAAATACATCATCACCAAGTCTGGGACAACTTTGGTATGGCGATAAATAACTAACAGAGGGCTTAATATGTCTGTAATCGCACAATTACAACCAACCTTGATGGATCTAGCTGCACGTTACGGACAAACGCCCGAAAGTGCGGTTATTGAAATCTTAACAGCAAGCAATGAAATGCTTGACGATATGGTGTGGGTTGAAGCAAATGACGGCACAGGTCACAAAACAACCATCCGTACAGGCTTACCGAAAGGTGCTTGGCGCTTATTAAACTATGGTGTGCCTGCTGAGAAATCTGCAACAGCGGCAATTCGTGATACTTGTGGTTTATTGGAAACCTACTCTGAAGTTGATAAAAAGCTTTATGAGATGGAGCAAAATCCCCAAGAATGGCGTGCAAGTGAAGATGCTGCATTTGTAGAAGGCATGGGGCAAACCATGGGTGAAACATTACTCTACGGTAACGCTCGTGATACACCTGCTGCATTTACGGGCTTTTCTCCACGTTTTAACGATATCGCGCAAACCAACCCAGCAAATAAACGCAATATTTTAGATGCAGGGGGCACTGGCAATAACAACACATCTATTTGGATGGTGGTTTGGCATAAAGATACCGTTCACGGTATCTACCCACGTGGTACCAAAGCAGGCTTACAAATTCGTAATTTAGGTGAAGCGACCAAAGAAGAAACTGGCGGATTAATGCACCAGGTATTACGTACGCACTTTGAATGGAATGCAGGCGTAACAGTCCGTGATTGGCGTGCAATTGTTCGTATTGCGAATATCGATACTACAGCACTAACCAAAGATGCAAGCGCAGGCGCTGACCTATTTGACTTACTTGCTCAAGCTGCCGAGTTACTTCCACGTAAGACATCTGGTCGTGTAGCAATCTATGCAAACCGCACCATTTCATCTTTCTTGCGCCGCCAAAGTGTCAAAGGCACAAATGTTCGTATTACAACGGATGAGCAAGGCGGTCGTACTGTAACCAAATTCGATGGCATTCCAATTCGCCGTGTTGATGCGTTACTAAACACTGAATCTCGCGTGGTTTAAGGAGCAGCTATGTTTATTGATAAATTATTAGTGATGTCGCTAGATCAAGCAATTACGGCTACTGCGACATCTGCCGATACGTTAGATCTGCAAAAAGCATCAACTAGCGTAAATCGCCTTCCAGTATTGGTACGTGGGAAAAATCTTTCACCAACCACAGCAACTATCACTGTTCAACTTCAGCAGTCAAACGACAACAGCACGTGGGAGACTGTAGAGACTTCTCGTGCTTACACTGGGGCAGAGTTAAATTCGGGTACGGTTGCAGAGGTGATGCTTCCTGTAAAACCTAAGCGTTACGTTCGTTTGAACTACGTTGTTGCTAGTGGCCCATTTACGTTGGGTACAGTGTTTTCACACATTTCTGACCATCGTGATGTGAACGCTGCTTATCCAGTTTATGCGGGGGCTTGATCATGGGTGATAAACAAGTACGTGCAAATCAAAAGGGTTTTTATAAAGACCGCTTGGTTCAAGAGGGTGAAGTTTTTCTTGTTTCAAAAGGGGAAACGGCACTTTGGTTTGATGATGTTGCTCCAACTCCTGCTACTACTTCAGCGCCAACGGGCACAGGTGAACCTGATCAAGGGGACAAACCTCCTGCATATTCACGTATGAATAAGGGTGAGCTTATCGTAGAAGCTGCAAAGCTTGGGATTGAGCTGACAGGTGAAGAAACAAACCCTCAAATTGTTGAGCTATTAACGGCTAAACAATCGCAAGAATAAGCAAAAGTAAGCCCGTATTAGTACGGGCTTTTATCCTTATTTCCAATCAGGGTAAATCCTTATGAGATCAATTGTTGATCTTTGCAATCTAGCCCTGTCGCACCTCGCACAGGGCTATGTTGTTAATGATCTAAACGAAAGAACACAGCATGCAAACTTGTGTAATACCTATTACCCAATTTGCAGACAAGAATTATTGGATGATCCACACCAATGGACTTTCGCTGTTGGGCGTATGGCATTGAATGTTGATGCTGGGTACACGGCAAAGACTGCATATGTTTTGCCAAGCGACATGATCAAACCATTTCAACTTGAGTCGGGTTCACGCTTCTTTATCGAAGGTGATCATTTATTTACAGATGATTCAGCACCAGTATTGCGATATGTGCGTGATGTAAAAGATTTAGCAATGCTGCCTGCAAAATTCAAGATGGCATTGTCTTATCTACTCGCAGCTCGTATAGCAGGGCCATTGACTCAAAATGAACAAAAACAAATGTCGATGATGCAGCTCTACCAATTAGCACATGGTGAAGCAATCACAAATGACCTGCAGCAACATCGAATTGAAAACCGTCCTGAATTTACAGGCTCAATGATTGAGGCAAGATAAATGCAATTTTCATTTAATGGCGGTATTGTTTCCCCTGAAATGTTTGGGCGTTTTGATCAAGCGAAATACCAAACAGGGGTAGCCAAGTGCAAAAACTTCTATGTCGAGTTATATGGCGGCCTGACATATCGTGCAGGTTTTCGCTATGTCCATCACTATGATTTTGCACTTGGCACTATGCGTTTAATTCCATTTGTATTCAGTGAAGAACAGGCCGTTGTGCTTGCGATCCGTGGAGGAGCTGTCAACTTCTTTGCCGACGGTGGAATGCTTTTAAATGATGACGATAGTCCGTTAGAAATTGTATTGCCTTATGCAACTGAGCATTTGATGCAACTGCGTTATGCGCAATCTGCTGATGTTATTACTATTACGCATCCAAGCTACCCACCGCGCAAGATCATACGCCGTGGCGCAACCAACTGGACCACAGAAGAAGTTACAGTGGGATATGGGCTGACTCCCCCACAAAATATTCAGGGTGAAGTGCATAAGCCAAGTACAACTGGCTATGTAGAGCGCGAATATATATACCAAGTCACGGCGGTCAATGAAGAAAATGAATCTGCTGCTTCTGAACGCTCACCAGTCCTTAAAAATGATTTAACTCTCTCTGGTAACTACAACACCATTACGTGGGAAGCAGTAGAAGGTGCAACACGCTACAACGTATTTAAATTACGGTCAGGGCTTGCAAGTTATATAGGTGAGACAACTGAGCTTAGTTTCACTGATGACTATATCGAAACGAACGGAGCGCTTACACCGCCATTGATTCGAGATCCATTTGAGCATTATCCGACAGCTATCGCATACCACGGACAACGTAAAGTTTACGGTGGTGGTTTTCAATCACCTCAATGGCTTCGTATGTCTCGCACAGCAACAGATGACAATTTTAGCTATCACATTCCTTTGCAGGATACAGATTCAATCCAAGTACGGTTTGCTGCGCGTGATGGCAATGGGGTGAAGCACCTTGTTCCGATTAGTGATTTAATGATCTTGACCAGTGGTGCAGTATGGAAATTATCAGCTGATGGGGCAGTGACCGCAGCAAGTGTGAGTGTAAACCCTCAATCCTATGTTGGGGCGAATGATGTAACACCAATTCAGATTGGTGGTGCTGCGGTTTTTTCTTCTGACCAGACTGGGCATGTGCATGAAATATCCTTATCACAAGGGTATAACGCATCTTATCAAGTCATGGATCTGTCAATCATGTGTCCGCACCTGTTTGAAGGCCATAAGATTATTGACTGTGCATTACTACGAAATCCGTTGAACATTGTATTTTTTGTTCGTGATGACGGCACTTTGCTTTCACTGACATATGAGCCGCAACAACAAGTATGGGCTTGGGCAGAGCATGAAACCCAAGGAAAGTTCCTTTCTGTAGCTGCCATTCCCGAAGATGATCAAACAGTCTTATATGCATTGATTGAGCGTAATGGCTTTCGCATGATCGAGCGCTTACTACTGCGCCAACCAGTAGAGTTACAAAACCATTGTTTGTTGGATAGTGCTTACCAGTACACAGGCGAAGCTGTAGAGGCGTTATCGGGCTTGGATTGGTTAGAGGGTCAAACTGTTTCAATTTTTGCAGATGGTGGTGATAAACCCGATGTGGTCGTGACTAATGGTGAAATTAAACTCAGTCGTAAGCTTTCAAATGTTTGGGTCGGGCTGAATTATGAAGGGGAAGTAGAGTCTTTGCCTCTGTATGCACAATATGCCAATCCAGTAAAACCCAAAATTGCATCACAAGTTTTCCTTCGCGTACTCGGCACCCAAAATATTGTTGTAGGTGTAAATCAAAATGCCTTAGTGACTATGCCTGTCACTGAGCACAAGCCTCGCAGTCTTGAATGGTACGGACAACCTCTGAATCTAATATCGGGAATTGTGCAAATCCCTGTTGCCAGTCCTTACGATCGAGACCTACAAATTACCGTAAAACATGATAAACCTTTACCAATGAAGTTATTGGCGCTTGAGGTGGACTTTAAATGACACGTACTAATATTGAAATTCGAAAACCGACTGAACGTGATATGCGTATGCTCATTGCGGATCTACGCCCAGCCGATCAAGAGGAATTGAAAGCCTATTTCAGTTCTGATTTCGATTTTATTGTGAAAACTAGTGTGAAGTATTCCCGCGATGCTTGGGCGGTCATTGTGAATGGGAAGCTGCTTTTCATTTGTGGTGTGGGCCGTACAAGTTTGATTGGTGATGTGGGTTGCCCTTGGCTTTTAGGTACCACGCATATTTCGCAGTTTCCTAAAGAGTTCTATAAGCAATCCTTGCAAATTGTGAATGAAGTTCGCCAAAGCTATAAGTTATTACTGAATCACGTTTATGTTAAAAACGTGGCGGCAATTCGATATCTAAAGCGTATGGGGTTTGAGCTTAAGGATCCTGTACCGCATGGGGCAAATGGTGAATTGTTTCATCCATTTGGTATGGTGACTCCATGATGGGTGGAGGCGGTGGCGGTGGTGGCATGGGTGGAGGAAACCTCTATGCTGCTATTGCTCAGGCTGCGGTAAAGGGTGCTACAACCTATTTAAAGTTGAAGGCCCAAAAGCAAACACTTGAACAACAACGTGACATGGCGCAAGCCAATGCAACCATGGCTGATCAACAGGCGCGTGGGGCAATTGAATCAGGCCGCAATACTGTTGAAGATTATCAACGCAATATTGGTGGGTTCAAATCAAGTCAGATCAATGCAATGGCTGAAAATGGCCTAGATGTCACACAGGGCTCAGCAATTGATATTTTGGCGAGCACAGACATGATGGCCCAAGGCGACCTTGAGAATATCAAATATAACGCTGCCATGAAGTCATGGGGCTTCCGTGTTGAAGAAACAAACTTTATCAACCAACGTAATGCTCTTGATGCTCAAGCTAAATCGGTTCGTCCTCGTTTAAATGCCGAACTTGCTGCAATGGATCAATTTGGATCATCCATGATGGGTGGTGGTGGAGGTAGTCCTATGCAGGGTGGTGAATCTTTAACAGGCGGAAATACTTCGTCCGTCGGCATGAATGCTCAAAACGGTTATAAAACTTGGTCAGGTGCCGAAGGCTATCAAAGTACCTCTACACCTTCTTGGCAGAACCTAAACTGGAACTGGATGTCGTAAATATGCGTGTACCTCAATTCACCCAACAAGTCGGGCAAGATCAAGCGCCAAATGTTCGCGTACAGGGTGGGCTATCACCTGGTGAAGCCGTTGGTATGGTTGGAAGCCAAATTGATGGCATTGCTAATTTGATGAACACTGGTGCGAGTATTTACCAACAGCAGCAGGATCAGGCGAATAAAGCTCGTGTAGCTCAAGTTACAGCTGAGGCACAAAATGATCTTAATGATTATTTATATAACAACAATACAGGGTTACTGACACTTAAAGGTGAGAGAGCTTTAGTTCGAGATTCAGGCCAATCTTTGACTGAAGAGACGCTCGACTGGTTTGCGGGGGTAGCATCCGCAAAATCTGAGACGCTTTCCAATAATGTGCAAAAGCGACTTTTCAATGAAAATATGCTGCAGTTGCGTGGACAGGCTCAACGTATTTCGACACAACATCTTTTTAATGAATCTCAAAAATATCAAAAAGATGCATTTGAGGCAGAAATTGATGCGAATCTTAGCTCTGTAGCTTTGAACTATTCTGATAAGGAAACTACTGATAGTGCTTTAATTAAAATCGCAACTACAGCTCAAGGCTATGGACAAGAATTAGGTTGGAATCAGGCTCAAATAGATCAGTTTACGAAGGAGCAGCAGAATAAAGCCATTATTGATGCAATCAACATTATGCAAACAAATGGGGATGGAGCAAATATTCCTCAATATGTAGCAACCTATAAAGAGGTTTTAAATCCGCAAAACTTAGCTAAAACTGGGAAGCTAATTCAGGACAATGATGCAGATGTTGTTGTTGCAAATATTATTGAATATAGAAATGATCCTGAAGAATTAGATAAATATATTTCAGCGTTTCAAGATAAGGAAAACCCCCTTTATAAAAGAATTGGCGCGCAAAATGTTCCTGCTGTATTGGCTAAAGCGGTTCAATACCGCGAAGCTTACGACAGGCGCCAAGAGGCGGAATTAAGATCGCGAAATGCCGATGGTAAAGAAGCTTTAACCGAATTGGAAAAGGACATTAAAAGCGGCATTCCATTCTCGTCACATCGCTTAAGTACTCTTATGTCTAGAACTGAGGGTACTGAGTCGGCTCCACAGGCTCAGCTCTATGCGCAATATCTACCAGTATTTCAGAGAATGTACTCGATGCCACCTGATGCTAGAGAGATGTACGTGAACGGTTTTAGGTCTGAGGCCAAAACGAAGGAGTTTGAAAATCCACAGGACGTAGCTTTTATCTTAGATCAATTGGAGGGCATACACGAAAGTATGCTAAATCTTGAAAAGGATAATGCGCCTGTTGCTTACTCAATTAAAATGGGAACGCCATTACCAACTGTTCCCACTTCATCATTAATTCAAAATGATCCTGTAGCAATAAATTTACTCA